AAGATTATCCAATGCAGATGGTAGCAGCAACTTACCTGGCGATTGCTATGAGACTTTATAAAACTATTTTAAGTCCAAAGGAATACAACGATATGCTAAAGACAATTGAAGAAACCGAAATTAAACCTTATAAAAAGCCGGGAGGCACATTACATTAATGAGCGTTTATAAAAAACAAATTGGAGGAACTCACTACAAGGATATGAAAATCCAACCGAGTGAATTCATTAACGAGAACAAATTGCTCTTTGCAGAAGGAAATGCTATTAAATATATCTGTAGACACGCAGCCAAAGGAGAAGTTAAAGATTTGGAAAAAGCAAAACATTACATCGACATGATTATTGATAGAGATTACAAATGAGTCTCCAACTCTCTATGAATTTTAAAAAGCATATTTGGTCGTGTCCCGCCGAATACAAAGATTTATCCCAAGCTAAAGAAATTGCCATCGATTTAGAAACACGCGACGAAGGAATCAATTAATCAATTCCGGGCGAGGAGCAGGCTGGGCTACAGGCAATGGAAACATCATTGGCTTTGCTGTCGCTGTAGAAGGTTGGCAAGGTTATTATCCTTTTGCCCATTACGGAGGGGGCAATATGATTCCTGAACAAGTCAGGAAGTATATGAGAACTGTCTGTGCTTTGCGTTGCACTAAAATATTTCATAATGCTCAGTACGATGTCGGGTGGTTAGAGCAGGAAGATATTAAAGTAAAAGGTCCGATTGTTGATACTATGGTTGCTGCGGCGATTGTCGATGAGAATCGATGGTCTTATTCCTTAAACTCTTTGTCTAAAGATTATCTTGGCGAAATTAAAGCTGAAACTGATTTGATTATTGCAGCTAAAGAACACGGGGTGGATCCCAAAGGAGAAATGTGGAAATTGCCTGCGGAGTATGTCGGATTTTACGCGGAACAAGATGCACGGCTCACGTACCTTCTCTGGCAACAACTTAAAAAAGAAATTATGCAACAAAGTTTGGAAACAGTATGGGAACTAGAATCTAATTTGCTCCCAGTATTGATTGCAATGCGTCAACGAGGGGTAAGAGTACAAGTGGAACTAGCTGAAAAATTACGGCTAAAAATGCAGAGCCAAGAAAAAGAAATACGATTGGCAATACAAAAAGAATCAGGACTAGACATAGACATTTGGGCAGCACGCCAGATCGCCAAAGCTTTCGATAAGATGAAGATAGAGTATCCGAGAACTCCGAAATCTGATGAACCGTCATTTACCCAAAACTGGTTGATTAATTGTAAACATAAAATTGCTAAACTTGTCGTGAAGGCGAGAGAAATAAATAAATTCCACAATACCTTCTTATCTTCTATCATGAAATACCAGGTCAAGGGAAGGATCCATGCAGAAATAAATCAATTAAGATCGGATTACGGAGGAACAGTCTCGGGTCGGCTAAGTATGGCCAATCCTAATTTGCAACAAGTTCCCGCCCGGAACAAAGAGTTTGGCCCATTGATTAGGTCTCTCTTCGTGCCTGAAGAAGGACAGAAGTGGGGATCCTTTGACTACTCGCAGCAAGAACCACGGATGACGGTTCATTACGCCGCTTCCATTGGTGATGGTTATGAAGGAAGCACCGAACTGGTAGAAGCCTATCAAAAGGCTAGCACAGATTTTCACCAGACCGTAGCAGATCTGGTAGGAATAGAGAGGGTTCAAGCTAAAACTATAGGACTTGGCCTGATGTATGGAATGGGAAAAAACAAACTAGCCACTTCTTTAGGAGTATCTAAAGAAGAAGCGACATTACTTATTTCTAAATATAACCGTAAAGTTCCTTTCGTTAAGATGCTTTCAGATCGATGCATGCAAACAGCTAGTGATAAAGGAGTGATTAGAACTAAGAAAGGCAGAAAATGTAGATTCAATATGTGGGAACCTAAAGACTTCGGACTCTATACCGCAGAAACTTTCGATAATGCTGTAGCTAAGTACGGAAGAGAAAATATTAAAAGAGCTTTCACTTACAAGGCCTTGAATCGTTTAATCCAGGGATCTTCAGCTGATCAAACAAAGCAAGCAATGCTATCCTGCTATGAGGCTGGCTATCTTCCTATTCTGCAGCTCCATGATGAACTTTGTTTTAATGTTAGTAAATCTGATAAGAAGGATGTTAAAAATATCAAAAAAATAATGGAAAACTGCATAGAATTTAAACTTCCTTTTGTGGTTGATGTTAAAACGGGGGGATCATGGGGCACGGCTCATGACTGAAAATGATGCTCGCTATTTTGCGGGTATTCTAGACGGAGAGGGTTGGATTGATTGCAGGCGAAGATTAAAAAGATGTCCGAATAAGAAATTTTATAAATGTTCTAGTATTCATGTCGAAATTCAAATGAATCATAAAGGAGTAATGGACTGGATTGCTGAAAAAACAGGGTATGGAACTTTACTTTTACATAAAGCTACTGATAAACAAAACCATGATAGTTGGAGATGGAGATGTTGTTTCAGAGATGCCTATAAATTGGCCAAAACTATTTTACCTTTTAGTATCGTAAAAAAGGAAACGTTACAGCGTATCGTAGATCACTACGAACACTAAACGTCTAGTTCTTCTTCTAATTCATCAACAGCGTTATCTAGATCTTCTCGAAGTCCTTCTTCTTTAGCTTCAAGCTTACCTATTTCAGCCATGATTTTTCTAATCTTTTTTATCGTTTTTTTCATGTTGCAATCGAAAGTTTATTATCCTGTTCTATCTCATTATCAACTAGCTTTTTAACATCTTTAATTTTAATATCTATCCATTTCATTTCCTCATGTTGCGATGTCAAAGCCTTCTTTGCCCACTTGTGTTCCAGGTCTAACTTCGTTTGCACTAATTGTTGTAGCGCCATCAGTTACCTCCTCATAAGTAATCTGGACTTGTTTCCTTTGATAAAAGCCCACAGTTTCTTTTACTTTTACAAGACCATCAGCTGCCCTTTTAATCAAAATTTTAAAGGCAGCCCATATGTCTTTAGCCTCTATCGTCTCAATGTACAATTGTCCTTGCACTATCACCCTGATACGATAGTACTTCATAAGTAATAATAAGGCATCTTGGGATATAATGTCAAGAGTCCAATCATACTGGATTAATAGGATTTATACCTATGCAATATAGCTCTAGTTCGCTCACAGCGACGTCTTGCTTACGATAATATAGCTGAGCGCCATGTAGGTAGTCATTCGCTGCTTTCAGGCATGTGCGTTCGCTAGAGTAGCGAATCTGAGGAGTATGGTAGATGTTCCAACATTTATCAAAAGGTCCAGAGTTCTCAATACAAATATGGCCAAACATGATAAATGCCAAAAAAGACATTTAAAATTTATATAGGAGAACTTTGTGCCTTACAAGTAAATTTCGTAGCGATCCGATATTCATTAATATATGCATATCCAAACTTAGCTGTTATTTGACGAGATTTAGCATAGGCAGCCTGACTACATTCATACCAAGAATCATAGCTATCTTTACTAATCATCGGTAGGGAACAGTTCGGTCCGTTGAGGAAGGAACACACCCATATCATTAAAATATACTTCATTTTTTTATTGACACTCCTATATCTTATCCCATATAAATGAGAAACAAATGAATTTGAAAAGCAAAAGTACTTTATTCCATACTATCATAGAGCGAGTTGACCAACAATTAGCACGGATGCCTTTAAATGATTCTGAAGGCGCTCCTTTAGAAGATTCAACAGATTTGGATATGCATATTGATGCGATTAAAGAGATGAAAATAACCAATGCAAAAGGAGATGTGATCCATCCTTTTAGTACGGCTGTAGCTACTCAATTAGTATATGATGAATTGACTGAAAGGCGTGAACAAAATTAATATGAATGGCTGGGGATTTCTATTTTTAATATTATTTGCTTTTATGGTAATGTTTCCTAAAATTAGTTTAATTTTAATTGCCTGGATAACCTATGGCTTTGTCTACTAAAGAGGAATTTGCACAAATGATAGCACAGCTTGAAGATAGTGGCCAAAGTATAGCAGAGGAATTTAAAAAAAAGAAAGGTGCTTGCATCATTGGGGAAGCGAGAAAAGATCGTATTCTCTTAGAAAAAATGAAGAATAAAAATGACATTTAATTTTACTTTATTTCTTATTGTATGTAGTATAATTTACATTATAATGGGATTCACTATATTAGAATGGTTTTAAATTATGGACATTAAAAATAAAACATTTCAAGACTTCGACCCAATGGGGTTTACTAAAATAACTATGGACGCCTATCGAGACGGTACTTTACAAGGACAACTGAAAGCATTGAATGATCTTAAAAATACTATTGAGTATAGAATTAAAGAGGTTCAAGAGATTTATGATAAGACCGAAGCAGGTAAAGGATTAAAGAGAGCTAATGAAGCAGCATTTAAAGCAGGAGCAACGACAGATAATTTGCCACCATGGGAACAAAAAGATGGCCAATCCTAAAATGACGGTGGAAAAACCGTTTGGTAAAGCTGCCTTTGGCGGTGGAGACTATGCTAAACAACCTTATTATCTAAAGGAATTACAAACCAACAGGATTAAAAAAAAATTAGATCTTATTAATAATAAGTTAGGGGACATTAACAAGATCGTGACCCTGTTACAAACAAAACTAAACGATCTGAAACAACAATAGGAGAAACATGGACATAACTAAATGGAAAAGCGTCGCAGTAAAAATAGAAGACTACAAATTGCTGAAAGGAATGTGCAAAGAAAAATTTAGAGCACCCGCAGGGATGATCTCTAAGTTAGTCGATGACTATATTAAATTCCGGGCTAAAAAAGATGGTATATCCGTCGAAGTTTACAAAAAAAAATTAAATGGCAGATAAAGAGCAAGTCGATCCCAGCGAATATACGCCTGGTAAAATTACCATTACTCGACAGGAGTATGACGAGCTTACCCAAACTAAAAAGTTTATTGATGGAAAAGAAATAGCTAGAATCGCTGACAGCCTAGAACAGATCGTAAAAGTAATGAGGACTTGGGTTCATGGCTTCAAATAATATTAATGATGGAATGCAATCCATTGATATGGAACGTCTCCGTAGCCTCAGAGATCCTAATATAGAAGAAGTTAGGATACTCTTACATCATGGTGAGAAAAGACTTATACTCAAGGTTAATGGCATAGAACGAAACAACCTCAAAGTTTCGGATCCTGAAGATAAGTTTGAAACTTGTCTGAAATGGATCAAGGAACAATTCATCTTATGGCGAACCCCCAAAAATTAATAGCTGTGATTCTTTTAACTTTCTTAACGGGCTGCAGTAGTTTTTCAATGCTGCTGAGCGGAGGTTCTTTTGCCGTTAGTCAGAATACTTATGCCAAAATATATAATGCAGCAGATATGTTAACGATGATGAGTACTGAAAAAGGAATCAAACAACACGCTTATGAAAAGGGAAAGAAATATATTTAT